AACAGGGTCTTTTTGACCAATTGATGTGAGTGAGTTCTCAATATACCACCGACCTGTTGGGCCCTTAAACCCATGATCCCAATAGCGTACCCAAGGTAAGTCTTCACCCTTACCAGCAGGAAGGAATCGAATAACGGCATAACCGTTACCAGCCTTATCTACAGTGGGAGTCCAGAAGCCATCATTACCGTATGACTTATCAGTGGTTGTTTCAGCAGCCTTTCGGAGTTTATCCATCGCGGCTTCACGATTTGCTTTTAATGCTTCGAATGACATATCATTCTCCTATGGTTAATATTGCAGTGAGTTTTGTATTTCAATTATATGTTTGTATATTATCACAAGAAACGAGTGGTGTCAATACTTTAACAGCATTTTTTGCCATCTTTTCAAGTGAAAATGTATTATTGTATTCTAGTATCTTTCGATATTTATATACTTTATCGCGTGATTGCATATACACACCTAGCGGATCGTTCACTTTTTTCAACGGATATCTTTTCTTTAGAATCATCTCAAAGATAACAAGAGTTTCGATATCAAGCACTTCACTCATGTACATATCATATAACAACGTTCCGTTAAACAAATCGTTAAACCGCATCCCGCGTTCAGTGGCTTCCTCTAGAATTTTTGTAAGATTGTTATTAAAGACATAACTGATTGACTCCATCTTGGTTCTCCAATCAAAGTAATTCTGATTACTCATTTCAGATGGCCAAGTGTCTTCTTGTAAAAAGTTAGCAGTATAGAAATTTATTAAGTCTTCTTTTTTACGATACACACTTGCAAACTTTTCGTAGAAGTATCGTTCCTTCTTCATCTCAAACGAAGCAGGCGATACTCGCGACTTGAAGTTATACTTTGTAGCATCATAGTCCGTACTAAAGTGTAACCTCAACGAGTTGTATAGTTGGTATGCCTCGAATCCGTTCATGCTTTATGATTAACTAGAATATAGTGATAACCACATTGTGTTTGTACGGGCCCCACAATCTTTCCAACTGGTGCTTCCCAAACGGCTTTATCAAATTCAGGTAACATTTGCCCTGGCCCAAAGAATCCAAGATGACCACCTCGCTGTGCACTGGAACAGTCTGAATGTTTTTCAGCCATTTCAGTAAAGTTTTCTTCGGTGAGTTGATCTCTTAAATCAGTTGCTTCCTGTTCTGTACGAACTAATATGTGTTGTGCTGCTGCTTGCTTCATAATAATCTCCTAAAATAAAGTTGCGGTTGTTCGTTTAATAATATTTCGATTCATTGCTTCTGCCTGAAGCTTTTCTTTTAATGGCCCTTTCCTTACAAGTTTTGCAACGTCTTCTGGTTCAAGTTCCATCTCTTTACATATCTCTACAATAGCTTCGGTGTATGACATCTTGTCATGTTCAACCAGAAAAGACGCTTTATCACTTAGTGTCTTAGGCGTTAGTACTGGCTTTACTATTGTTTGCGGACTACTACTCTGTTTCATTATCTTCCTTTAAATTTAAAACATTAATACCCGCATTTACATAACGAGCTTTTCCTTCGTGAATAGTTGTAGCCATTTTCAAACGTCTATCCTCTTCTTTGGTAACAACTGTAAAACTCCCATAACTATACATATATTCTTTCAGTTTGTCAAGATTCCAATCGCCGTTTAACAAACTTTTTTTAACAATTGATAATGGATACTCATGTTCATTTATGTACGGTGACTTACCATTCACTTTGGCGTAACAAGCTTGTTTGTGTGACATTCCTTCTTTGCGAAAAGAAAGATACAGATCGTAAGCCTCTTTGCTCCATCGAAGACAACCATACCGTGCAGTCGGCGAGGACTGACCGATGTTTTCGTCTTTTGATGATATTACATTGGACGCGATTCTCAACGTCTTATCAATAACACACTCGCGAGTTCTATACGGTGCGTCCATATTTGCTGCATCGAATGTTATTCGTAGCAACTCATCCGAAGTTTTTTTCCAATTACTTTCCATATTCAGTCACATATACTGCTAGTAACGCTAACGCCACTATTCCATTCATCCAGCATGTATCTCCGTCTAGAACTCCCGAAAGAATAAAGACAAGAAGATTACTAACAATTGCTAATGCCCCAAACCATTCAAACTTACCCATGATTATTTCTCCTGTTTTTTGCTCACTGCTTTTTCTTTTTTGTGAGCTGACCAATCAATTTCATCATAATTGGCTTTATATTTTTTATCATTATAGCCCTTCTTAGGCGTCATACCTTTTCCCATATAAACTCCTATTTGACATAGACTATTGCACAATGTTCATTAACCCGACCGTTGACCGGCTTCTTATTTTTGGGAACATCTTTTAAATTCGTAAGAGTACCCAACGACGCTAGAACATCTTCGTAGTTTTTACCTTTTCGTACAGTAAACTGAAAGCTCTTATCTTCATCATAGTCTTTGATACTTGTACCCTTAACAGATAATCCACTTCGACCAATAGCATAGTAGATTTGAAGCTTTCGATTCTTTGTATTGTATAGAACTGTAACTACCGAGCCGGGTATCTTCATCGCAGAAACCTTAGAATCATCCTTATTGAACTTAAGTTTTCCGACCTGCTTGATTGCTGGCGTTACTTTCTTAGTACGAATAACTGCTTTTGTGTGAGCCTTCTGATATTTTTCGACATCTTCTTTCATCTTCTCAAAGGCTTTGATCCACTTGTTAAGTTCTCGTTTGGTTAAAAATGAATAACCTTCAACACAATCTTCGTCTTCACCCGATTGAGCTAGTTTCATATCTTCAAGATAACTCTCTAACCAAGTAAGAACAAAGGGACATCCTTTTGCAGGAATATTGGCTTTACCCAAAAGATTAGCTACATTTATCGCTTCAATATTTTTTGTTTCACACCACTCTTCAAGAGCCCAATCAATATGAGCAATAACATTTTCCCACACTTTGGCCTCAAGGCGTTTCATGGGAGGCACAGGCTTTGGTTTATTTTCTTTCTCTTCGAGCTTCTCTTCTAACTTTGTATGTGCGATGTGTATCCGAGTCCGTTCCAAAGCCATTTCAATATTATTCTTCACATACTCTTCATGGTCTTTTCCGTTAAATGACGTTGGCATTCCAAGTGAAAACATCCGACAAAGTTTACCACTTGTTGAAAGTGAAAACTCTTTTGGCATACTCCGAATAACTTTTATGTCTTCTGGTGTGTAACCTGCATCGACCATCCATGCCATAGCAAAGTTTGAGAAGTCATCACGATCTAGATAGTAGCTATAGAATCGTAGAGCATCTAACATTCGATCTTGCAATCCTTCATCCGATAGAAACTCGGCATCATCCCAAGTTGGTTCTGGGCCAGTATGTTTTTCATCGTGTGCAATAACCATACCGTTCTTTTTAAATTTACCTTTACCTGCCATAATTACCTTTCTTTGTAAAATATGTGTTGACCTATTTTAGTAGTCTTTTTCATCTTCTTATTCCAATACGGATTAACATAGTCCGCATGATAGTGATCTGCACCCTTCGTGTAGTTTGTCTTTGATTTAGAATATGCTATTATTAATGCCTCATTCCACCGCGGATGCTTACTTGCTTTCTTGATTCCGTCTTCAACTTTAATATTATTCCAACACGAAAATTGAAGGTGGCGTAAACACTCATCAACATAAGTTGACCTTCGTTTCTTAGCACGATTGTGAATTACTTCATAAACTGCTTCCATCGAACCTTTGTGATACTCACCACCAGCTTCCATAATTAGAGTAGCTGCCACGACCTCTTGTTCAAAGTCTGCCTGTACAAAACAAACAAAACCCAAAACAACCGCTAATATTAGAATGAATATTGTCTTAATCATAGGTACATATTAACTCAATGCTATAGTCTTGTCAAGTACTTTTTCGCGGATCATTGATAAATTCTACATAAGAACTAAAGTATTCATCAAATTTATCAAGTAATTTTTCGTAGCTTTCAGTGGCAAATACCTCTTGAAGCTCTTTCTGAATTGTCTCGTAGTCTTGATCTGACCATAATCCATACTGCTTAGCTAACGTTAGAATCATAGCAATTGCTTCTTCCTTATCGGGGAAGTTTTTCAAATCAATCTTTGATTTAGTAATATCGCTCACATTAATACCCCCAATCGTCAGATTCGGTATTTAAGCTGTGCTCAGCATTACCATTAGTCATTAAGTTCATTTCGTCTTCGATATCGTATTGAGAGGGTGGAAGTCCGAATCCACCACCCTCATACTCAATACTGCTGTTTTTATTTGGATCAATACCCATCTGTCTCCTTATGCTATCCGTGTTGCGAGAATACCTTTTTCACCATTGTCCACTGCTTGGCGTGTTTTCCACTTCTGATGCTTAGCTTTCAAAGCAGCAGGTGGTGTGAGACCGTCAACTCCTGTGACAAAAAAGCCACCGTTGACATCTGTTTCATACCAAGGATATTTACAATTACCATTGGCAGGTTGACTTTGTTCTAGTGCTCGTACTTCAGCACAACTCAATTTTGTTACTTTAACTTTCATAATATTTACTCCTTTATTTTTAGTTTTTTTCTTATTCTACATCGTTAAAAATTTCATTTTGACAATCTTGGCACCACCCCGATATCGAGTATTCTACTCGCGATGTTTCGCTGTCGAAATGAAGCGCTGAACCCCCGCATTTCACACATTTGTTTGCCCGAATATACGCCCGTCGGTTTTTCCCGCCATTG